AGGACGGGGAAGTCAATGACTGCATATGGGCTGTGATCGTCCAGCTTTGTCAGCAGGTAGAGCGGTTGGAGGATGAAGTGGCGAGGTTGAGGGAATAGTGATGGACAGCACATTCAAAGATGCTGTCACTGAAAAGCTGCTTGAGCGCCTTTCCAACGGCGAAAGTCTTGGGGCAATCTGCAGAGACGATGGAATGCCAGCATGGTCAACGGTCCATAATTGGATGGATGATGATCCTGATTTCAATGGACGGATAATGCGCGCGCGCGAACATGGTTATGCCTTGCGTGCGGAGAAGGCTGTTGTTGAGGCGAAGTTGGCGGACGATGCTGCGAAGGGTCGCTTGGCCTTTGACGCGGAGCGCTGGTATCTGGGCAAGCTTTCCAATGCATTCAGTGACAAGGTGAAGCATGTCGGCGGCGACGCTGGCGATGCTCCAATCGCGGTAAAGGTGGAAGAGGTGAGGCGTGTCGTCATCGATCCTCACAATCCAGACGCCGCGTAAGTTTCTCCCGTTCCTCAATCAGTCTCGGTACAAGGGCGCTTATGGCGGGCGCGGGTCCGGCAAGTCGCACTTCTTTGCCGAGATGTTGGTTGAGCGGTGTATTCTGAAACCAGGCACAAGGGCGGCATGTGTTCGCGAGGTTCAGAAGAGCCTGAAGAATTCGGTCAAGCTGCTGGTTGAGGACAAGATACGCAAGCTCGGTGTTTCGGATAGCTTCGAGATACTGGAGGCTGAGATACGAACGCCAGGTGGCGGGATTATCATGTTCCAGGGCATGCAGAACCACACAGCGGATTCGATCAAGTCGCTCGAAGGTTTCGATATAGCCTGGGTTGAGGAAGCGCAGAGCTTGAGCCAGCGCAGCCTTGATCTATTGCGCCCGACCATTCGCGCGCCGGGTAGTGAATTGTGGTTTTCGTGGAACCCAAACAGGCCGGATGATCCGGTCGATACGCTGTTGAGAGGTGAAAGCCCGCCGAAAGACGCGGTGGTGATCGAGGTCAACTGGCAGGATAATCCTTGGTTTCCGCCAGAGCTTCGCGCCGATCTTGAGGACGACAAGGCCAGAGACCCCGACAAATATCTGCATGTTTGGGGTGGGGCTTACTCGCTCAACTCGGAAGCGCGGGTGTTTCGCAACTGGAAGGTAGAAGAGTTCGAACCGCCCAAAGATGTGGTTTATCGTTTCGGCGCGGACTGGGGCTTCGCGATTGACCCGACCGTTCTTGTTCGCTGTTTCATTGACGGGCGGAAGCTCTACGTTGACCGGGAGGTCTGGAAGGTCGGTTGTGAGATCGACCACACGCCAAAGCTGTTCGACCAGATACCAGGCAGCCGCAAGTGGCCTATCAGGGCGGACAGCGCGCGGCCTGAGACGGTCAGCTACATGCGGCGGCAGGGGTTTATTGTTGTCGGCGCGCTCAAGGGCGTCGGCAGCATTGAGGACGGCATAGAGTTTCTGCGGTCGTTCGACATTGTTGTTCATCCCCGCTGCGAACGGGTAATCAGCGAACTGACGCTCTACAGCTACAAGGTTGACGATCACACGGGCGACATTCTCCCGATCCTGGAAGACAAGAACAACCACACAATTGATGCGCTGCGGTACGCGCTTGAAGAATTGCGGCGCAGTGGGTTCAAGCCGACTGAAAAGACCGAGCCGAAGAAACGCGACCGCTGGGACCGTGCATTCAGGAATGAAGAGGATGGGGGTTCATGGAAGACAACATGAATGACCCCAACGTCTTCAACATGGTGCGCCTCTTCGAAGAGGCGGAGCAGTCCACACAATCCGCCCGCGACAAGTCAGAGCGCGACCGCGACTATTACGATAACAAGCAGATCACCCCCGAAGAGGAAGAAACCCTAAAGAAGCGCGGGCAGCCTGTGGTTGTATACAACCGCATTCAGCGCAAGGTGAACTATCTCAAGGGCCTTGAGGCGCAGACCCGCAAAGACCCGAAGGCATTTCCGCGCGAACCCGGCGATGATGGTTCGGCGCAAGCTGTCACCGACGCGCTGCGCTATGTCTGTGATGACCAGAATTGGGATAGCAAGCGGTCTGAGGCGTTCGAAAACATCATTGTCGAGGGCACAGGCGCTGTCATGGTCGGCGCTGTACAGAATCGCGACAACATAGACCCGGCGCTGATCTGCATTCCGTGGGACCGGCTGTTCTTTGACCCCTACTCCCGCCGTGTCGATTTTTCCGACGCGACGTACATGGGCATCGTCACATGGATGGATGTCAAGGAAGCGCAGGCCAAGTTCCCCAACGCCAAAGAGGCAATTGAGGCGACTTGGGTTCAGGCGCGTGACAGCCAGACCTATGACGACCGGCCGAAGAATAATCTCTGGGCGGATTACAAGCGCAAGCGTGTTCGCATCGTCGAGATGTATTATATCGAGCGCGGCGAATGGGTGACGTGCATGTTCACCAAGGCCGGGTTCATCGCAGATCCGAAGCCTTCGCCCTATCTCGATGTTGACGGCAAGCCGGAATGCCCGATCAAGGCTATTTCGGCCTATGTAGACCGTGATAACAACCGTTATGGCGAAGTGCGGGCGATGATAAGCCCGCAGGATGAGATCAACAAACGCCGGTCGAAAGCGCTGCATCTGATCAATTCTCGGCAGGTCCGTATCAGTCGGTCCGCTTCTGCCCCTGGTGGCATGGACGCCAGTTCGATCAAGCGCGAACTGGCCAAGCCGGATGGCATTATCTTTGCGGAACATGGCGAAGTGGACGTTCTCCAGACCACTGACATGGCGGCGGCGAACCTCCAGATGCTGCAAGAGGCCAAGGCAGAGATTGATTTACTCGGGCCGAACGCTGCGATGGCTGGCAAGAATGAGAATGATCAGTCCGGCCGCGCCATTCTTGCGCAGCAGCAAGGCGGAATGGTTGAAGTGGCCTTGCTTATGGACCGGCTCCGCGCCTTGTCGCTGGCGGTTTATCGGTCCGTATGGGCAAGGATCAAGCAATATTGGCAGGCTCCGCGCTGGATCAGGGTCACGGGCGATGAGCGCAATCTGCGTTGGGTAGGGCTGAATGTCCCGCGGACAATGCTGGACATTGCAAAGGAAAAGCTGGCGAACGATCCGCGGGCCGAACAGAAGCTGGCGCTGCTGGCGCAAGACCCGATGGCGAATGTGCCGATGGAGGTTCAAAACCCCGTCGCTGAGATGGACGTTGATATCATTCTTGACGAAGGCATGGACACGCCTTCGGTGCAGTCCGAACAGTTCGATACGCTGTCCAAGATGATGCCCGCGATGACGCAACTTCCGGCGGAAGCAATCGAACTTCTGGTGCAGGCGTCGTCCCTGCGCGACAAGGACAAGCTGCTTGAGATCGTCGAGAAGATGAAACAAGGCCAGCAAGGGCCAGAAGCGGCGATGCAGGCGCAAATGCAGATGGAGCAGGCCCATGCGCAGCAGGAAGCGCAGGTCAAGCTCCAGCAGTCGCAAATCGAAGCACAGGCCAAGGTCGAGCAGGCTCGCGCTGGTGCGATGGCTGACATCGAGATTGCCAAGATCAAGGCTGGGGCCGACGCGGAGATTGAGCGCTTCAAGGCGATGACGCAGCCACGGGAGAAAGCGGCGTGAGGTTCATGAACAGCGTTTCGCACACGGCCCTTCTTGTCGGCTTGTCTTCCAGTCCGAACATTGGGCCGGTACGCTGGTATATCAGGATGAAGCCAGCAGCCGACTAACTACACTAACGAGATTGCAGCCGTCCTCGCAAGGGGATGGTTCGCCATGCGTGCCACCGACGCAAACGGGTGAATAGGGCCGCCGCCTTGCGGGCGATAACGGGACGACGCCGAAGCGGTCGGAATGAGGGTAGAAATGGAAAACGGGACATCACTGGACGACATCCTTAACAGCGAACCAACCAACGAAGTCGAGCCACAGCCTGAAACGATAGGGCAGCCGCGCGACGAAAGCGGAAGGTTTGCGCCGAAGGAACAGGGCGAAGAACAGCAGCCGGAAGAACCGACTGCACAGGATGCGCCGCCTGCATCCGAACCGGAACCGTCTCACATTCCGATGGCCGCCCTCAAGGACGAGAGGACAAAGCGCCAGCAGCTTGAGCAGCAAGCCCAGGAACTGGCGCAGAAGTTGCAGCAGTACGAAACCTATTTCCAGCAGCTTGAACAGCAGGGCCAGCAGACAGACGAGGAACCCGATCCCGTGGCGCAATTTGCCGCGCAGATCGAGCAACAGGTCATGTCCAAGGTCCAACAGCAGCAGTTGACCGAAAAGGTCAATCTGACTGAGGTTCTCGCTCGCCAGAAATGGGGCGACTATGACGAAAAGGTGGAACTGTTCAAGGCGGAGGCTCAGAAAAACCCATTCCTTGTTCAGCAGCTCATGCAGGCACCAAACCCGGCAGAATATGCCTATCAGGTGTCGGAGCAGATCGCTGTAGCCCGTAATTACGGGAACGCCCAACCGACACGCGAGCAACTGAAAGCCGAACTCCGCGAAGAATTGAAGGCGGAACTCGGCATTGGTCGTCCTCAAGCCCCCACCACTTTAGCGAATGATCGGTCTGTCGGTTCAAGGTCTGGCCCTGCGTGGTCCGGCCCAACCGATCTGGGCGACATTCTCAGGTAAACCCCGACTCCCCGTCGTGATGACGGTGCGTCCCAGCGCCCCTTGGGGCCAGAAGGATTTTTTATCATGGCAGACACTACTCCAGCCACTGGCCTTGTCGTCCAGCAATGGGAAGACAAGTTCTTCGTCCAGTACATCCATGACGGTGGCTTCAAGCCGCTCATGGGCACCGATGAGGCATCGGTTATCCAGGTCAAGGAAGACCTGACCAAGAAAGAGGGTGATTCCATCACCATCGCTCTGGTCAATCGCCTGACCAACGCTGCCACGACCGGAACGACTGTTCTCGAGGGCAACGAAGAGGACATGGCGTCCCGCTCGATGCGCATCTACATTGACAAGCGCCGCAATGCGGTTCGTGTCGCTGAGATGAGCGAGCAGAAGTCAGCCATCCCCCTCCGCAATGCCGCTCGTGCAACTCTGCTCGACTGGTCGATGGAAGACACCCGCGACCTGATCATCACCGCGCTCGGCTCGCTCAACGGCACGGCGTTCACCGCTCGCACCGCTGCGATTGGCGATGCCTGGCTGGTGGACAATGCGGACCGTGTTCTGTTTGGTGCGGCTGCATCAGGCGGCACTGACCTGTCTGCCGACCTGGCCTTGCTCGATACGACTTCGGACCTGTTCACCGCAACCGCGCTGGATGCGATGATCCTGAAGGCCAAGACCTGCAACCCGAAAATCCGGCCGATGCGGGACGCTGGGAACGGCAAGCGGTACTATATCGTCTTTGCCCATCCCAATGCCTTCAAGAACCTGCGGGACAGCCTTGACACTGAAGTTCTGGCGAACACCGTTGTCCAGATGCAGGCGTCCAAGCTGTTCGAGGGCGGTGACATCATGTGGAACGGTGCCATCGTGAAGGAGGTTGATAACCTCCCGATCTACGCCAATCTGGGCGACAGCGCGACGACCGAAGTTACGCCGGTCTATCTCTGCGGCGCGCAGGCTCTTGCGATTGCATGGGGCCGCCGCTGGAAGACAGTCACGGAAGAGTTCGACTATGGCGACAAGCACGGCGTTGCCATCGACGGCATTCTGGGCGTCCGCAAGATCATCTTTGGCACCGGATCGGGTGATACGGATGATTTGAAGGATCACGGCGTCGTGACTGGCTTCTTCGCCACCACGGGCACCGCGACCGTCACCGCTCCCGAACTGTAATGACTAGGGCTGGCCTTCAGGCTGGCCCTTTCTTTTTCCTGAGAAGGGATATTCAACATGGCTACTGTTACCGGCTCTCGGGCCGCTTCCACCTTTCCTGTCGCGAGCCTTTCGGCCCCGACAGGCGTTCTGCAAGTCGCATGGGGCGTGTACAACCACGCATCCAATCTCGCGGCTGCCACCGTCATCGAATATTGCAAGGTGCCCGCTGGTGCAACGGTGATCGGCGGTTTCATTCAGGCAGTCGATCTTGATACCGGCACGGAAGAGCTTGACATCGACTTTGGATGGGCCGCGAACGGCGCGGAAGTCGCTGATCCGGACGGTTTCGGCAATATGGACGTGATCACTGGCGATGTTTCGGTTCATCTTCCTGTGGCTGGTATCTGGCTTCCCTTCGCCGGGATCATCCAGAGCGCGGGCTTCAAGACCTTCACGGCTGAAACCACGTTGATCGGCACGGTCAATGTCGATGCTGCAACGGGCGGCACGGGCATCTCCAAGATGGTTGCCTACTTCGTCTGACCTACAGGCGGGGTGTAACAGCCCCGCCGCTTTCTGGAGATAGCCATGCCTATCGTTAATGACGCAACGCCGCCATCATCGCCGCGCGGCTATGACAAGGAAATCGTGGACGTTACCGCGAACACCACCTTGACCGAAAACCATCGCGGCAGGGTGTTGCGGGTCAATAGCGGGTCGGATGTTACCTTGACCTTGCCGAGGGATCTGGATGCCGGGTTCTTCTGCGAGGTTGAGCAGTATGGCGCGGGGCAGATCATCTTTTCCGCAGCGACCGGGGCCACGCTACACAATGCGGATTCTTTCGACCGCACCCGCGCTCAATACGCACGGGCAGAGGTCGAGGTTATTGCGCAGAATGCGGTGCACGGGCTTTCGGCGGTCTACACGCTATCCGGGGATATCTCGGACGGCAGCGGGACGACAGCATCCAGCGGGATATTCACCAGCGTCCAGGCGACCAACTACAAGGCTGCGGACGGCACGGCATCCATCGTCGTTGATGACACGACCGGGGCAGTCAACACTGCCAAGACGGTGAACATCACTGGCGGCGACACCAACATCACCACGACCAGCGCAAGCACGGATGGCGGCGCGAGCGTTGAGCCTGTATCTGTAAGCACGACCATGACGGGCGCTGGCGGCGTTGGCGGTCGGCTCAAATCTCTGTTGACGGTCAGCGCTGCCCTTGGCGGATGGTCGAATGCGCTCAAAGGCGAAGTTGTTTACGGGGCTGCAGGCAAGACAACCGGTCTTGGGTCATCGGTTCTGGCAGAAATGACGCTTTCGGAAGGTTTGGCAGACGGCACCTATGCGCCCGTCGAGGTGGAATTAAACCTCCCGACCGGGGCGTTGACGGGAACGCAGACATCCCTTGCATATTTTTCGGTCAATGGCGATGACAAGGCCACATTTGACACGAACGGCTTCCTGCTCAGCATTCAGGGTCTGACAGCGAACACCGGCAAGGTCTTGCAGACTGGTGACACGTTCGGGACTCCAGTCTGCAAGACCTTGC